GCAGCGTCGTTATCTCCATTGAGATATCGCGCGTCACACGCATGTGTGATTTGCCGGATGGCTCGAACAAAGATCACCCCACGACAGAACGCGACCCGCGCATGCTGAGGCGGGTGGTCAGTTTCGTGGAGTTTTGTGAGCACTTGGGTACGAGCAAGATAACAGAGCGGAAGACGCTGTCAAGCAGAATGCGTTGTACAGTTGTTTTTCGCTAGATGTCCAGATGTCCGGACACTAAAAAGAAAGAGCCAAGCCAAGGAAGAAAAACAGGAGTAGAATACCTCCCTACAGAAAAACAGGACAACTAAAGAATGTATAGTATTATTTTTTTTATATTCATTGTCTTTTTAGCTTATTCTGGTTGTCCCTAGATGTCCTGTACACTATGGGACAAACTAGGGTTTTGTCCCGACTTTTGGCACAGTTTAGCGCATGAAAAAGCCCGTGTTGACAGTTACTGTCTAGCACGGGCTCCGGACATCTAGCTTTTCGGACATCTAGCCGGACATCTGCTGTACACTATCCGGCTTTTTGTATGTGACGCGTGGGCGTCCTGGAATTGGCTCAATCATGATCTCAATTTTGCCTTCTGCCTGAAGGCTTTCGGCCGCCGCAGTGAACTCTGATCCACTCACTGACCTGTATTCTCTCATTAGATCTCTTCGTGAAATGGATCCAAGTTTGCCAACAGCGAGCTCCAAAATAGCCCTTGCCCTGTTGGCCTGAGTGTCGATCACATTTTCCCGAATCAGCGCACAAGCAACACGGGCCAACCAATTGGCGACCATGATACCCCAGTCCACGTCTTGGATCTCAACCCGCAGGAAAAGCCAATCGACTGTTCCGGGGTTGTCATCAATCCGCGCTGCTCGATGAACCAACGCCAATTTCATCGCCCTAGCAGCAACTCGCCCCCAAATTGCAGCTCGAGATTCGCTCTCGTGTTCCATTCGCTCATCAATGGCGTCTGCGTGATGGTCCCAGCGATCGACCGCTTCCGGAGTCATCTCCACGACAACCGGTGCGGGAGCCTGCAGGTTTCCAACGGACGGCTCCCACTGCATCCACTGACGAACAATTTCCGCCAACCGCTCAGGGACTGGAATCGCCCGGGCTGTCTTTCGTTTCGGTCGATTCTGAACAGGCCAGAACGCAAGTCGACCGAAAAGCCCGTCTTGAATCTGGCGGCTGTCGATCGATTCGAACATCTGGCCAGTCGTCAGGCCCAGCAAAACAAGATGCGGCTGATTGACCTGATTTCGGATCCCGTCAGCGTGGGCCGCACCTCCGTAAACTCCTGCCGACTTGGAATAGAGTTTCAGGAGGTGGGTTCCGATTTGCTTTGCGTGCCCGTTGTTGCTCTTCCGGTCAATGATGGCTTCGAGCATCTTTCCGAACTCATCACAAACCCAAATACCGCATGGCATTTCATGGACAGCCTTGAGCAACCCGTTTCCGCTCTGGACATCAGGAGGCAGCATAGGACAGCTCCCAGCGGCCTGCAGAATCTTTGTGATGGTCGTTTCACAGGCTTCTTTCCCGCTTGCCGTCGGTGCCATGATCACATTGTAATCATTCGTCCGCATGTCCGTGTGAGAGGCAACACGTCTGCCGAAGATTGTTTCACAGAGACTGACCGCGACAGCAAGCCCCATCACTGGCGACGTCCGGTGAGACGTTTGGCAGTAGTAATCAAAGATCTCACGGAGCAATCCTGATTCCGGAACAGCATCAACGCAGAACTGCTCATCGTCGAAATCATCGCAGCGTTCCGGACCAAGAATTCCGGACAGTTCAACCGCCGGTTTGAAAACTTCCAGCGGTCGATTTGGTTTCGGCTCGCGCGGAGTTCCGTTGCGACCGGATGAACTAATTGCCTTTTGGAGCTCGTCATCTGACAGCGGTTTTTGGTTTCGCGAGTTCCATTGACGGCAGAAGTCAAGAATTCTTTCTTCGCTCAGAATCTCGCCATCATGCTCGAAGCTCCGGAGATGTCCGGCAATAGAGAATGCAGACCTGTTCCGCTCTCCGTCGGCGGCTTGTGGAACTGACTGCAGATAGGATTCGACTCGCTTTTCCAGCGAGCTACCTGACTGCCTCGGAACAACTGGAAGCACTGGCGCTAGTGAAGTTTTCTTTTCATTAGAAAGAAACTTTTCGCACAACCAGTTGATTGCGTCCTGACCGTCTCCAATTTCATCCTGCCCGTTGTAGAGATCACCGGTGATGGTCCAGAATCGGCGATTGTCGTAACACTCAATCCCGCCTTCGTCGAATTTCTTCTGCGATCGTGAGCCGGCAGGCTTCCGGCCTCGAGTCAGGATCTTGATCCCGTTTCCAGAAGGTGAAACCTCAGCGAATCCGATTCCGTCGAGTCGACAGAGAATTTCAAGGCACCATGGCTTGATTCCGTTTTCATCAAGGCAGTCATCAAGATCAATACCGGTCCACGGCTCCGAGATCTCAAATGCCAGCCCCGAATAGAATTGTGAGGCATCAACAGCAGTTTCAAAATCTGTCCACGTTGACGAGTCATTTGATTTCGCCGGTGAACCGTCGACCTGAACGGGGATTTTCGTTCCGTTCGACAACTTCCAGCAATGCCACTGGCTGACGTTTCGAAGCTCTTCCGGGATCCGATCAAACATCGCTAGTTATCTTTCAGAAGGGACAGTCGTCCTCAATCCCTGAATAAACTCTTGTCTCTTCTTCCGCCTGCAACTCCGTCGGCTTCTCCGATTCAAAGAAGCACTCCGTGATGCGATGCCAGCGGCCATCTTTCTTCGTCGTGATCCTGACCGGCCGTCGACAGACGCCCATGTTGATCAACGCGACAGCATCAGGAGCGTTGCCCGGTGGATCGCAAATTGATCGAGCGTCCCACCACGCCAGAAACTTCGAGCGTGCAAACCCTGTGTGCCCAGGGCAGACCCATTCCGGGATGACATGCTGAGCAAGGTTGCCCACTTCGCCCGACTTGCTCACCACGTAATCAACCCGCACCGTCTGCGGGGCTTCGTCGTCGTCTTTCTTCGTGTGGACTTTCACAATGACGTCTTTACCGTCCCATTCCTCCGGAGGCATTGCACCAGTCAGTTGGGAGTTTTCATCTGCGGTTGTGTCGTGTCTTATTTCACGTTCACGGGGAAAAATGAAATTACACTCCGGACAAACGGCCGCTATTGCAGCCACGTCCAGCTCGCAGGACGGGCATTTCTTCCCACGTCCGTTCTGAGCGGCCACGCCATCGCGGCCTTTGCCTTCCGATCGTCCGAAGTTCTCGTCGTCAATCGAACCATGGCGGGCGATATTCCCGCCGAAGTCCAACAGGAGGCAGTTGACCTTTGAAGGGTGCAACCGGAGCCCACGGCCAACCTCCTGACAGAAAAGCCCCGGGGACATCGTCGCTCTTAGGATGACAATCGCGTCAACGCACTTCGCATTGAATCCGGTGGTCAAGACGTCGACGTTGACAAGGAAACGGAGTTCCTGAGACTTGAAACGCTGCAAGATTGTCGACCGTTCAATGTCGAGAGTTTCACCGGTGACGACCGAAGCATGTTCGCCTTCACTGTTCAGGAAATCTGCAATCTGTTCAGCATGATGAACGCCAGAAGCGAAGATCAGGATTGACTTTCTGTCGTGGCATTTCGCGATGATCTCCTGGCAGGCCATCACGATCTTTTCGTCAACGTCGAAAGCCGCTTGCATTTCCGACTCGACGAACTCACCGCCGCGCAGGGAAACCTTGTCGGTGTTCACTTCCGCGTCTGCGACCTTGTTTGTGATCGGACAGAGAAAGCCTTCAGCAATCAGTTGAGCCGTCTTCGCTTCGAAGACAACCCGCTGAAAGATCCGTTCAGGCCCACAGATCGGACCGGCCCCGGTTCTGAACGGCGTAGCCGTGAGGCCCACAATGCGGAGTCCCTCATTGGCCTTCATGGCGCTGAGGAACTGACCGTACATTGATTCTTCGAGGTCTGAAATCAAATGGGCCTCGTCGACGATAACTAAATGCCGTCGACCGAGATCTTCAGCCTTGCGGTAAACGCTCTGAATGCCAGCGACAACCACCGCGTTGTGAATCTCGCGACTCTTCAAGCCAGCTGAATAGATCCCGACGTCTACCCCAAGAATCAGCCCGCGAATCTCGTCTGCGTTCTGCTGAAGCAGTTCTTTACGATGTGCCAATACAACCACACGGCCCCCGAACTCAAGAGCCTGCTGAATCAACAGGGCAATCAGCAGACTCTTTCCTGCTCCGGTTGGCAAAACAACAACAGGGTTCCCAGACTTTGCGGCCATGTACGCCCACACGGCCGCGTTTCCTTCTGACTGATACCAGCGAGGTGTGAGACTCAATTGTTTGACTCCCCGTCCCAGTAACGGATTGAAGAATCAGACTCCCGCGATGCTTCAGCTATCTCAGGAGGAACAACAACCGTCACGCCGGCCTCAACCAGCTGAACAGCTTTGCAGATCTTTTTGAGCGGTAGCCGTAAGATTGATTCCGGCATTGGCTCCCCGGTCTTCTTCAGCCATCTGGCTTTTAGTTCGCTGAACACTTTCAATTGCCTCCTGTAAGATTTGAAGAGACTGGCGCAGCCAATTGCCGTCGCCAGTCTGTTTGTCGTAGGCTTCGATCATCGCTGAACTACCAAAGCAACAATTGAAGAACCGCAGTTCCGGATGATGTGCATGGCATCGTCTCCCCAGGCTGGATTGCCCAGGCGCTGAAGTGAATCCA